GATCCTGGGATCGTATACGAAGCTCAATTTACAGCAGGTACTCCTGCCGTAAGTTTTATCGGTAGCAAATACACTCTTTCAACGACTGCTGGTAGTACAACTACTGGAAGATCGAAAGAAGGTGTAACAGCCACTACGTCGAGCGGTGTCGCTTTATGTGTAGGGTTCAATCTAGCTCCAAGCAACTCAATAGGGGCTTCAGCTAGAGCGTACTTTACATTCCCAACTAACACATTCGCAGTTTAAGGAGTAAAACATGGCAATTAACAGAGCACAACTCGTAAAAGAACTTGTCCCTGGACTTCATGCTCTCTTTGGACTAGAGTATGAAAGTTACAACAATGAACACGAAGACATCTTCGATACTGAAACATCCGAAAGGGCGTTTGAGGAAGAAGTAATGTTAAGTGGATTTGGGGAAGCACCTATTAAAGGTGAAGGAGCAGCCGTAGTGTATGATACTGCACAAGAATCATTCACTTCACGTTACACACATGAAACCGTAGCTTTAGCGTTTGCGTTGACAGAAGAAGCAATCGAAGATAATCTTTACGATACACTTTCTTCTAGATACACAAGAGCTTTAGCCCGTTCAATGCAACAATCAAAACAAGTGAAAGCAGCTAACGTATTAAACAATGCGTTTAGTTCTTCATTTGTTGGTGGTGATGGAAAAGAGCTTTGTGCTACAGACCATCCGACTGTTGCAAACGTCGATTTGAGTAACGAACTATCTGTATCTGCAGATTTAAATGAAACGTCATTAGAGCAAGCGTTAATTGATATCGCTAACTTTAGAGACGAAAGAAATTTAAAGATCAATGCACAAGCAAGGAAATTAATAATTCCACCTGCTTTGCAATTTGTAGCAGACAGATTAATGGAAACTCCAGGAAGAGTCGGTACATCTGACAATGATATTAACGCTATTCGTAACATGGGCATGGTCTCAGAAGGTTACGTCGTTAATCATTATTTAACAGATACTGATGCTTTCTTCATCAAAACTGATGTTCCTAACGGACTTAAACACTTCGTTAGAACGCCTGTATCAACTAGTATGGAAGGAGACTTCGAAACTGGTAACGTAAGATACAAAGCAAGAGAACGTTATAGTTTTGGTTTCAGTGATTGGAGAGGAATCTTCGGATCACCAGGAGCATAATCATTTACGTTAATTAGGAAAGGGAGCTTCGGCTCCCTTTCTTTTTTGATATGGATGAGCTAGAATGACAAAACAACTAGGGATATTACAACATATCTATCGACTGACCTAGCAGACAAGCCAAGACGATAGATTAAATTAAGGAGACTTAATATGGCAAAATCAACATTTAGTGGACCAGTTAGATCACTTGCAGGTTTTATTTCTGCAGGTAATGCTAATGTGGTCAGTTTAACAGCGGATACAACTTTAACAGTAGACGCTCATGCGGGAAAAATTTTAACAACTAATGATGCTGATGGTAAATTTACTTTACCTAGTATCGTAGCTACCGCTCCAGGAAGAGACGATGAACCTAGCCAATTAAATAATTTAGGAGCTAGTTTTTTCTTTGTAGTAGAAACAGCAGCTACTGATATGGATATTTTAACTGACGGTACTGACAAATTTGTTGGTGGGCTTTACACAGGTAAAGACGATTCTACAGGTAAAACCTTTATTTCTGGTGCATCTAATGATGTAATTACTATGAATGGTTCTACTAAAGGTGGACTAGCAGGTAGTATTGTAAAAGTTACTGCCATGGCTTCTGCTAAATATGCTGTCGAAGGTATAATTTTAGGTTCAGGCACAATAGTTACACCATTTGCTGACGCATAATAGGAGGTAACTTATGGCTGATACAGTAACAAGTCAAACTATCATAGACGGCGTTAAAACCGCCGTCGTGAAGTTTACTAACGAATCAGACGGCACAGGTGAAGCAGCTGTTAAAAAAGTAGATGTTTCCGCTTTAACTTCAGACAATGATGGTACTGCTTGTACTTCAGTAACTATAAAAAGAATTTATTGGGCTACTAGAGGTATGGCGGTAGATATAGAGTTTGATGCTACAACTAACGTATTAGCAATCTGTTTACCTGCAGATAGTACTGGAGACGAAGAATACGATACATTTGGCGGTATACCTAATAATTCAGGTAGTGGTAAAACAGGAGACATAGATTTTACTACTGTCGGACATTCTAATGGTGATGCTTATTCAATAATTTTAGTTTTAACTAAAAACTACTAATAATGGCAACGTCAGGTACGCGTACATTTGGTTTAGATGTAGCAACAGCTATTGAAGAGGCGTACGAACTCGCAGGGTTAGAGGCTCGTACGTCTTACGATGGCGTTACTGCTCGTCGTTCAATGAATGTTATGTTTGCCGATTGGTCAAATAGAGGTATTCAAATGTGGGAAATAGCTAAAGTAGAGCTAACTCTCACTCAAGGCACTAATGAATACGCAATAAATTCTTTTGATATAGATGTTTTAGACGCTTATGTTCAAAGAACAGTAAGCAGTACCGTAACTGATTTAGTTGTAGATAGAATAGACCGTAACGAATACATCAGTATTCCCAATAAAGCTACTCAAGCTAGACCGACACAGTATTGGTTAGAACGTCTAAAATCTCCTGTTATTCATCTTTATCCAACGCCCGAGAACTCAACCGACAAACTCATTTACTATGTTTGGCGTACTATTGAAGATTCTGCGGCACAAATTAACGATGTAGACATACCTACCCGATTTGCTGCTTGTTTAGTTTCAGGCTTAGCTTATTATCTTTGTTTAAAAAAGAATATTCAAAAAGTGCCCTTACTTAAACAACAATACGAAGAAGACTTAGCTAGAGCGATAGCTTATGACGAAGACCGCTCACCATTAAGACTTGTTCCCAAACATGAGTATATCTAATGGCATACGCTTCAGGTAAATACGCTTACTTTATATGTGATACTTGTGGTTTTAGATATCCTTATAAAACTGCTAAAACTACGTGGGACAATTTTAAAACTTGTGAAGAATGTTATGAAACAAAACATCCACAATTAGAACCACCTACAATCAGTGTTGATGCAGAAGCATTACATCAACCTAGACCTGAAGTTAATTTACCACAAGCACAGTTAGGAGTAATAACAGTAGAAGGTGGTTTATTATTTACTGACGATACAATTGGAACAAAATTTGAAGGAACTTTTAGTACAGGAGCTATAGGTACCGTAACCGTGAGTACAGGATAATGGCAGGGTTTACATACAGCACTTTAAAAACAGCAGTACAAGATTATTTAGATAATACTGAAACAACGTTTGTTAATAATATAAATAATTTTATTCAAACTACTGAAGAGCGTATTTTAAAAACAATACAACTTCCTGTGTTTCGTAAAAACGTTACTGGAACGTTATCAGCTAATTCACCTTATTTATCTAAACCGACTGATTTTTTATCGCCGTTTAGTTTAGCGGTTTTAGATGCCAGTAGTAATTATAGTTATTTATTGTTAAAACACGTTTCTTGGATTAGAGACTATACCCCTAACGCTACTACTACTGGAGCACCACTTTTTTATGCACAATTTGACCAAGACAGTTTTATTATAGCTCCCACACCTTCAAGTAATTTTACTGTAGAATTACATTACAATTATCGACCTAATTCAGTAACTACCGTAGGAGACGATAATCAAAGTTGGTTATCTGATAATGCACCTAACGCTTTATTGTTTGGTGCTTTAGTAGAAGGTGCGGTATTTATGAAATCTTCTCCAGAAACAATTATGATGTATGAACAAAAATTTCAAGAAGCATTAGCTATGTTAAAAGTTTTAGGTGAGTTTAAAGATGTTCGAGATGAAGCTAGAAGTGATAATTTAAAAATAAGCCCACAAGGAATGTCTAATGTATGAGATAGAAGTAGGTGATGTAGCAGTAAAAACTACGCAAAACACAGGATTAAGTCCAGAATATTGGACAGAAAGAATAATGGAACGTTTAGTTCAAGTTAGTGATAATGCTGACCCTTTAGTACAGGCTCAAGCTAGGGCTTTTAAAGACAGTATTGAACAAGTCGTTTTATTGTATATAAGACAAGCTATCGCTTCTGATAGAAGCACAGTAGCAGGTCTATTAGAAAAACAAGGTCATTGTAAAATGGCTGATATTATAAGGAGGCTATAATGGCTATATCTCAAGCAATGTGTACTTCTTTCAAACAAGAAATTTTGGAAGGTGTACATAATTTTAAAAACTCAGGCGGTAATGATTTTAAATTAGCGTTATATACCAGTTCTGCGTCTTTAGGTGCAGGCACAACAGCGTATACTACTTCTAACGAAGCCAGTGGTACTAACTATACTGCTAAAGGTGCAAGTTTAACTAGAGTTGATCCAACGACATCTAGTACAACAGCATTTACTGATTTCGCTGATTTAACTTTTAGTAGTGCTACAGTAACAGCTAATGGTGCGTTAATTTTTAACGACACTGCTTCAGGTGATCCTGCGGTATGTGTGTTAGCTTTTGGTGGTGATAAAACATCTACTAACGGAGACTTTACTATACAGTTTCCAACAGCTGACGCTAGTAACGCGATTATAAGAATAGCGTAGTTTAAATGTCCAGTGTAACAGGTTGGGGTCGCGGCACTTGGGGCGAAGGTGCATGGAGTGAAGAAGCTCCTGTAGTCGTCACTGGTGTAAGTGCTACTTCTGCCGTAGGCACTGTTGTACAAAGAACTTCAAACACTATTGCAGTTACTGGTTTAGTAGGAACTTCGGCTTTAGGTAGTGAAACTGTAGTTGCTAAAGCCCTACAAGCAGTTACTGGAAACGTAGGAACTTCTGCTTTAGGTGATGAAACAGTTACTGCAGGAGCATTAATTGCTGAAACAGGAGTAGCAGGAACTACTGCATTAGGTAACGCTATAACTGCTGGAGCAGCAGTCACGGGTGTTTCTGCTGTAGCTTCTACTTCTGCTTTAGGAGATGAAACTGTAACAGCAGGAGCAGTAACTGCGGTTACTGGTTTAGCGGGAACTTCTGGATTAGGTACTATTAGTTTAGTAACTAATAACAATCTTTCAATTACTGGAAACGTAGGAACTACTGCATTAGGCGACGAAACCGTAATTTCAAAAGCTCTCGTACTATCGACAGGAAACGTAGGTACTTTTGGTGAACCAAGAGCTAATGTTTGGGGGTTAGTAGATACAAGTCAAACACCAAGTTACAGTGTTGTTGATACAAGTCAAACACCTAATTATAAAGAAGTTGCTTAACAGACAAGGAAAAACATAATATAATCAAAATGAGGAAAAACAATGGCTAGTACATATGTAAACGATTTAAGACTAAATGAGATGGCTACTGGTGACGCTAGTGGTACTTGGGGTACAGTTACTAACACTAATTTAGAACTAATTGCTGAAGCATTTAGTTTCGGTACGGAAGCAATTACTACTAATGCAGATACACATACAACAACTGTAGCAGATGGTGCTACTGATCCAGGCAGATCAATGTTCCTTAAATATACAGGCACGTTAGATTCGGCTTGTACTATTACTATTGGTCCTAATACTATTTCTAAACTTTGGTTTATAGAAAACGCAACAAGTGGCTCACAAAATATAATTATAAAACAAGGTTCTGGAGCAACAGTTACGATACCTCCTTCAGATACTAAAGCTATTTATTCTGATGGTGCTGGTTCTGGTGGTGCTATGGTAGATGCTTTTGCAAATTTAAACGTAGTCGATTTACAAGTAGAAGATGATTTAGCTGTTACGGATGATGCTTCGGTAGGTGGTGATTTAGCTGTAACGGGTGCAGTAACAGGGGGCACAATAAATAATGTTGGTATTTCGCACAATATTACAAACTTTTCTCAAAGTCTTTTAATAAGTAATGATGCTGGCACAGGCACGTTAGATGCTGCCTCTAATAATACAGGTTTAGGACACGAGGTGTTCAACGTCTTAACTTCTGGCGATGACAACACAGGAGTTGGTAGAAAAGCATTTTTAAATTTAACAACAGGAGGCAACAACGTAGCTATTGGTTCTGGAGCTATGGCAGATACTACCACAGGTTCAAGTAATGTTGCGGTTGGACAAAATGCTGGTACAGCAATTACTACTGGAGTACAAAACACCGCAGTAGGAAAAGGAGCACTAGATACCAACACTACAGCAAACAATAACAACGCTTTTGGTTTTGATGCTTTAGGAGCAAATACAACAGGAACACAAAACTCAGCTTTTGGAGAAGAAACTTTATTAGCTAATACCACAGGTGGTCAAAACACTGCTATCGGTTCTGAAGCACTTAAAGCGAATACTACTGCTTCTAACAACACAGCGGTAGGGCGTGCAGCATTACAAGCAAACACCACAGGAGCAAGTAACACAGCGGTTGGTAAATCAGCATTGGCAGCAAATACGACAGCTAGTTCAAACACTGCTTTTGGTGAAGATACTTTGCTTAGTAATCAAACTGGTGCTGATAATACAGCAGTTGGTCGTGGTGCATTAGCAAATAATACAGCAGCAAATAACACCGCAGTTGGTCGTTCAGCTTTAGTAGCAAACACCACAGGAGGAGAAAACACTGCTGTAGGTATGGATGCTTTAAAAGCAAACACAACTGCTAATAATAATACAGGAATAGGTGCTTTTGCTTTAACTAGCACTACGACAGGAGCAAATAATGTAGCGGTTGGATTTAATGCTGCTGATGCTAATACAACAGGAGCAAGTAACACAGCAATCGGTTCTTTTGCATTAAAACTTAATACAACAGGAGATGCAAACGTAGCAATTGGTAATGATTGTATGGACAGTAATACTACTGGAACAAATAACGTAGCTGTGGGTGTTGATGCACTACAAGCAAATACTACAGCAGATTCGAATACAGCTATTGGTAGAAGTTGTATGACTGAAAACACCACTGGAGCAAATAATGTAGCAGTTGGAAGTACAGCTCTTGATGCAAATACAACGGGTGGAAGTAATGTTGCGATAGGAAAAGATGCTCTTGGAGCTAACACCACTGCTTCTAATAATGTTGCAGTTGGTGCGTTTGCTTTAGATACAAACACAACTGGAGCAAATAATGTAGCAGTAGGATATGCTGCACTAGATGCAAATACTACAGGAGTTAGACTTATAGCAATAGGTACTCAGGCATTAGATGCTAATACAACTGCGAGTGATAATGTTGCAGTTGGTGCTGTAGCTCTTAGTGCAAATACTACAGGTTCTCAAAATACTGCAATGGGTACTTATGCTGGAGCTGCTAATACTACAGGTGAGAATCAAACTTTGCTTGGATACTCAGCTGGAATTTCTTTTACTACTGGTAACAGAAACACTGCTTTAGGTGCATTTACACTAGATAATTGTACTACAGGTGACGATAATACTTGTATAGGAAAATCTGCTGGTGGTTTAATTACTACAGGTTCAGATAATACTTGTCTTGGTGAGAATGCTGGTGATGCTATTCAAAGTGGTAGTAGTAATGTAATTCTTGGTAAGGGTAGTGATTGTGGACACGATTCAGCTAACGCTATTGTACTAGGTACTGGTTTAACTGATGGACAAGGTGATAAATTTAAATTTGGTAAGGCGAGTAATATTGTAGAAAACACATTTACTTCAAACGCTACTTTTACAAGAACTTCAGATTTACATAAAAAAACCAATATAGCAGAAACAGATATAGGGTTAAGTTTTATAAATGAATTAAAACCTATAACTTTTAATTGGCGACCTAATAACGAGTTTCCAAAACAGTATAAGGATTATTCTGAAACAGAAAATCACATGGATACAGAAACAAACCTATATGGAATGATTGCTCAAGATGTAGAAAAAGCTCTGCAAAAAGTAGGACATGAAAACTTTGGTGGTTGGTCAAAAGAGGAAGATGGTTCGCAAAGATTAGCACAAGCAATGTTTATCTATCCGTTGATAAATGCAGTTAAAGAATTATCAGCAAAAGTTGATGAATTAGAAAATAAATTAAACTAAGGAGTAAAAAATGGCAGTAACAAAAGCTATAACAAAATGTGTCCCATATATAAATAGCAATAGCAAAGTTGATAAATGGGTTATAGAAATGAAATATGAAAATGGTAGTGAAGGTGATGCAACCTATTATACTTCTACTTTTAATACTGAAGTTGAGCAATCAGTAAATGGCTTCACTTTAAAAGCTAAAAGTAGCTGGTCTAATGCAGATTTAGTAGCTATCTGTCCTGTTTCACAATGGGATGCAGTTTTTGCTAGTCAAGTAGATTCAGTTATAACGAATCCACCAGCATTAAGCACACCCGATAAAGCATTTAGCGTGCCTAGTTAATGGCAGAAGTAACAGTACATAATATGCCTTCTGTTTTTGTTATGGAAACAGAAATGCCGTTAAGTATGGTTAGTGATATAAACGATTATTTAGACGAATATAAAGAGACGGAAGATAAAAAATCCTTAGCTGATACGTTAGTCGGACAAATCACGCAAGGCGAACAATTACTACTAGATAATACCGATAAACGCATCAAAGAATATAGTGATTTTATTTGTTCGTTAGGTGCGGATTATATAAATTTTTTTAGTCAAAATACTGGCACGCAGTTAAATCATCCAAAAGCAGTAGCCGTTGATGAAACTTGGTCTGTGCATAGTTATGCTGGCGATTACAACCCTATACACGATCACGGCACTAAAACTGTTATGGGTATATCTACGACTGGTTGGACTAAAGTACCGCAACAAATATTAGAGCAACCGACAGCTGGCTCACAAAATTATTCTTTGTATCAAGCGTCAGGCGATTGCGATGGCTATATAGCTTTTCAATATGGGCGTAATGAATTAATGAATACGGAAAGATTAAGACCCCCACAATCTTTCGTTATAAAACCAGAAGTAGGAAAATTATTAGTTTTCCCTTCTTGGTTACAACACATGGTTTATCCATTCAAAGGTGAAGGTGAAAGACGCACTATAGCTTCTAACCTTAACTGTTGGGATATGCCAATTAATCCAGAGGTAGTAAATGCCGAAACCCACGATGAGTGAAGTAGAAGCTAACTTATCTAGGCATGAAGCAGTTTGTGCCGAACGTTGGTTAGAAATACTACATAGAGTACAAAGATTAGAGGCTTTTGTAATAGGAGCGAATGTAACCATACTACTTGGTATGGGAGGAATTTTAGCTAATTTAATATTTTAGGAGAAGCAATGCCTTTTCAAAAACTATTATTTAGACCAGGAATCAATAAAGAAGCTACTGCTTACGCTAATGAAGGTGGTTGGTTTGATAGTAATTTAGTTCGTTTTAGAAAAGGTTTACCTGAAAAAATAGGTGGTTGGATAAAAGCTACTGCTGATACCTATAAAGGCACAGGTAGGGGATTACATGCTTGGGTAGCTTTAGATGGAACTAAATATATAGGGCTAGGTACAACAGTAAAATATTATATATTAGATGGTACAAGTTTTAGTGATATTACACCTATAAGAAAAACCAGTACTGATTCAATAACTTTTGCAGCTACTGACGGTTCTTCTACTATAACAGTTACAGACGCTACTCATGGTGCGGTGCAAGGTGATTTTGTTACGATAGATGGTGCTGCATCTTTAGGCGGTAATATAACTGCGGCAGTCCTTAATCAAGAATACGAAATACTAACCATACCTACAACTAATACCTACACAATTACCGCTAAAAACACCTCAGGAGCTACTGTTACAGCTAATAGCAGTGACTCTGGTAATGGTGGTTCTGGAGTAGATGGAGTTTATCAAATAAACGTAGGTTTAGACGTTTACGTACCTGCTACAGGCTGGGGAGCAGGAACTTGGGGAGCAGGAACTTGGGGAAGTTCTTCACCATTAGGTACTTTAAATCAATTACGTTTATGGTCGCATGATAATTTTGGTGAAGATTTATTAATAAATGTTAGAGCAGGTGGTGTTTATTATTGGGATGAATCTAGTAGTACAAGCACTAGAGCAGTAGCATTAAGTGAGTTATCAGGAGCTAATTTACCGCCTACGTTAGCATTACAAACTATGGTTTCTGATATAGATAGACACGTTATTTGTTTTGGAGCAGACCCGTTAAACGCTTCTGGCACCGCTAGAACAGGGGAAATAGACCCTCTGTTTATAGCTTTTAGTGATCAAGAAAACGTTGCTGAATGGGAACCAAAAATAACTAATACCGCAGGTTCATTAAGACTTTCGTCAGGTTCACAGATAGTAGGAGCAACTAGAGCAAGACAAGAAATATTAGTTTGGACAGATACAGCTTTATATTCTATGACATTTATTGGACAACCGTTTACTTTTGGTGTAAATTTAGTAAATGAAGGCGTAGGCTTAGTAGGTCCTAATGCTATGATAAATTCTCCTAAAGGAGTTTTTTGGATGGATAAAAAAGGTTTTTATACTTACTCAGGAGCAGTACAAAAATTACCTTGTTTAGTAGAAGAACACGTATTTAGTAATATAAATCAAACACAAAGTTATCAAATATTTGGTTTTTTAAATAAAGCCTTTAGTGAAGTTGGTTGGTTTTATTGTTCAGCAGATGCTGCGGTAATAGATAAATACGTAACGTATAATTACGAAGAAAATGTTTGGATGATAGGCGAGCTTTCTAGAACAGCATGGTTAGACGAAGGAGTCTTTGCTCAACCTAAAGCAACATCTTCTAATTATTTATATGACCAAGAAAGCGGTAATGATGATGATGGCACAGCAATGACTAACGTGTTTATAGAATCTAGTGATTTCGATTTAGGTGAAGGAGAAGAGTTTCAATTTATTAGTAAAATAATACCTGATGTAACTTTCAATGGTACAGGAGACACAGGAGCGACAGGACAAAAAGTAGATTTAGTTTTAAAAAGAAGAAATTTTCCAGGAGAAGCATTAACTACAGCCGTGACGGGCTCTTGTACTTCAGTAACAACTAAAATAGATACTCGAGTTAGAGGTAGACAAGCTACGTTAAGAGTGCAATCTAACGATACTGATACAACTGTTGTTGGTGTTGGTTTTAGAGTAGGAGCAACACGTATTGAAACACAACCTGATGGTAAACGTTAATGGCTAAAATATTAGAAACTAAATTACCGTTTGCTCAAAACGAACTATCGCCTGAGTTATTTAACAGATTAGTTAGAGTTTTAGAACTTAGTTTAAATAAAGTAGATATAGGTTCTACTAATAATTTTACGGAAACACAAAGAAATTCTACAAGTTTTAGAACAGGAGATTTAATTTGGAATTTATCAACTAACCAAATACAACTTTGGACAGGAGAACAATGGGTTGATCTTTACACAGGTACAGAAAAAGGTACGCAAGGTACAACAGCACTGGGTAAAGTAACCGTTTCTTTAGCAGGAGCCACAAATATACCTATAGGTTGATTATGGATATAGAAAAACTTAGAAAAGAATTAAAACTAGATGAGGGTTGTATAAATGAAATTTATTTAGATCATCTAGGGTATCACACTTTTGGTATTGGTCATTTAATAACTGATCAAGATAAAGAATGGGGCAAACCTGTGGGTACAAAAATATCAACAAAAAGAATTAACGAGTGTTTTAAAAACGATATAGAAATAGTTTTTAAAGAGTTAGATAGAAGTCTGTCTTGGTGGCGTGAGTTACCAGACGATATACAATTAGTGTTAGCTAATATGTGTTTTAATTTAGGTATTACACGATTAAAAAAATTTAAAAATTTTTTAGGTGCTTTATCTAAACAAGACTGGGAACTTGCTGCTACGGAGATGATGGATAGTCGTTGGGCTACACAAGTCGGACAAAGAGCAGTAAGATTACAAAAACGAGTACTTAAAGGAGACTAAAATGGTTAGAAGAAAAATGTC